ACCATAGAGACGACCGCGCATACTGCTGCCGCGCCGGGAAAGAATTTAATCCAGAATGGTAACTTTACCGTGGCGCAAAGAGGGACGGTTACAAGTCCTGCTAGTGGAGCCTATTTAACAGATCGATGGAAAAACTGGCAAACAACCGGAGGTGCGGTGACGGTAACGAAAGATACGTCAGGTGTTTTTGCTGCATTTGGCACTGACACTGCGATGAAAATCGACGTGACCACTGCCGAAAGTTCAGTCGCGTCAGGAGACAGATTTGTTGTTGCACAACCCATTGAGGCGCAAAATTTGCAGCATCTGAAGTATGGGCTTGCAGGTGCAGAAGCGATAACCGTATCGTTTTGTTTCCGGTCACCCAAGTCTGGCACACATTATGTAGCTATTTATCAGGCTGATGGCGACAGATACATTTGGCGTCCTTTTACTGTAGCTTCCGCTGACACTGCTGAACAGTTCAGTTTAACATTTGCTGCTGATACAGGAGGAACAATCAATAATGACACTGGAATTGGTCTCTTTCTGTATTTTCCACTAATGGCTGGATCAAGTTTTGAGGCTGGAAGTGACAATACTTGGGCATCGGGTGAGAAGTATGGCGCAGCTACCATTCAAAATCTTTTGGACAACACGGCCAACAATATTTATATCGGCTTAGTCCAGCTAGAAGTCGGCGCTGCGACAGATTTTGAATTTGAAGATTACGAGACGACCGACCGAATATGTAAAAGATATTTCGAGCGCTGGTCTTTTGCGGCGAATAAGTACCACGCAATTGGTCAGGCATACGCCACCACCGGGGGGATCGCTGTGCTTTATTGTCAAGTTGTCAAACGAGCCGCACCGACCATCACAATAGAAACAGCCGCCGGGGGCGATTTTCTGATACCTGGGGCTACCTTTGTTGCTTGGAACACCTCCAGTTTTGATGACATCGTTCCAGAAGGTGGTAGGCACTGGATGGGATGTGCTTCCGGCTTGACGGCTGGAGACGCGGTATCTTGTCGAGTGGATGCAAATAATCCTATAGATTTTAGTGCGGAGCTTTGATCATGAAATATTTCAAGCATGTCATTACGGAAAATAATATCAAGCGAGTTCGATGTTACAATCCTGAAGGGACAAGCACATTTATCCCCCACGATCCTATGAATATGGACTACGCCAGAATGCTGGAAGAAATTTCGGCAGGCGAAAGTACCATCGAAGAAGTAGATGATACGCCGTGATGTCTACGTGGCTATTACGCTCTTACATCGCATGGTCAGTCATGGCTGATATAACTGCTGTGTCTGCTCTGTTATGGTTTTGTTTTAGATGAATATCAATGGCTGAAATCATAACAGACTGGTGGCCTCAAATAACCTGTATAGTAGGGCTTATAGCTTTAGGGGCTGCTTTCAGAACTGAAGTTAACACTAGGTTAAAAGTCCTAGAAGAAAAAGTTAAGGCGCTATTCTTACTCTGGAATAACAGGGAAAAATGACACGGACACTTTTGATTTTAATCTTATTTGTTTGCCTCTTTTCTACCACTTCCACCGCACAGCAACAGTCACAGTTGATATGTCACCCAGATCTTGAGAAGTTTGAACAACAAATAAAAGGCTTAGGTGAAAAGCTTCTGTTTGCGGGAACGTCTCTGATTGGTATCCCGTTTCGTTTCTACACAGGCAAAGACACTTATTCGATGCTGTTCTTTAATCCCCAAGCTGGCTGGTGTACGGGACCAGCATTCAATGGTGAAATGACGACACCTGTTCAACCTCTTGGCATTGGCGTATGAAATGAACGAGGGAACAAAGCAGATTATTGACGCTGCCTCGGTCAGTATAGTTGTGTCTTCTCTAGCTTCATGGCTACCTCCAACCGCTGCCTTAATCACGATCATCTGGAGCTTAATCAGAATTTACGAAACTCAGACGGTTCAGAAATGGGTTAACAGAGGGAAAACAGATGGCTAGAGTTACAATTTGGTCGCTTTGGTTTTTTAGATGATCTCGCTTATAGGAACGGCAATTAGTGTCGTTGGTAGCCTCGCTTCTAACTGGCTTGAGGGCAAACAAGCAGCCTCACAAGAGAAGCTAAAGATCGCTAAAGCCAAGGCAGTGGCTGAGATCGAGTGGGACGTTACTCAGGCTAAGGGTGCAGACAATAGCTGGAAAGATGAATACTGGACTGTCGTTCTATCGGTTCCATTGATGATGTGTTTCATCCCATCCCTTGCGCCTTATGTGCGAGAGGGATTTATGGTTCTAAAAGAATCAGTACCAGAATGGTACATTATGGCCGTTGGTGCAGCAATCGCAGCAGCGTTTGGTTACCGTGGTTTTAACAAAGTGATGGGGAAGAATGTCAAATAAAAGTGACGAACTAAGGGACGCTCTGGTAGACACTTTGCTTGGTGTAATCCACGAGCAAGGCACAGAAACCCCTGCTGCTATACTGTCAGTAGCCAGAGGATATCTACGAGATTGTCCACCAGAAGAAGTGGTTCCTACCGCTGGTTCTCGATCTGGAGTCCTGAAAGAGTTCTTAGAGCATCTACCGTTTGATGAAGAAAGCCCAAACTGATCCAGTAGCTGCCGACTTTCGAAACTTCCTGTACCTGATCTGGCAGCATTTAAATCTTCCTGAGCCCACACGGGTCCAGTACCAAATCGCTGAGTTTATGCAGAGAGGTCATGTGGATTCTTATGATCCACTGACAGGACGCACAGATGTAATCCGCGCATTTCGCGGAGTGGGTAAAAGCTACATCGCCTGTGCCTATGCACTCTGGTGTTTATACAAAGACCCAACCAATGAGAAGATACTTGTTGTGTCTGCTAGCTCCGTGAAGGCTAAAGAGTTCGTGGCGCAAGCGAAGGGTATCTTAATGACGTTTGATTTACTCCGACACTTGAGGCCGAAAGATGAACAAAGAAATTCCTTTGACAGGTTTGATGTCAGGGCGGCATCGCTCTCCCAGTCGCCATCCCTCAAGGCAGCGGGGATCAGTGGTCAAATTACAGGATCAAGAGCAACCAGAATTATCGCGGATGACATCGAGATCGAAACGAACGCGAGGACGGAGCAAGCCCGACAAACCTTGATGCGGTCGCTGTCGGAGTTTGAGGCGATTAAGGTTCCCGTTCACTACGAAGATGGGGAGTTAGTACGCCCAGCAGCCGACGTGTTATTCTTAGGTACACCACAGACCGAAGAGAGTATCTACAATCGTCTCGTAAGAGACCGTGGTTACGAATCATTCTGCATTCCCGCGAGGTATCCGCCAGTTGACAAGCAGAATGTCTACGAGATTAAGACGTTGGATGGCCATACGGTCAATCTGCTAGCTCCATTCATTCGTGAAGACGTAGACAAGGACAGCACACTAGCTAACAAGCCCACAGATCCCACGAGGTTCGGTGAAGACGACCTGATCTCGCGTGAATCCAAGGGTAAAGCGTTCTTCGCGTTGCAGTATCAGCTAGACACCACACTGAGTGACGCCGATAGATACCCGTTGAAGCAGCATGATCTCATTGTTATGGGAGTCAACGCTACCAAGGCTCCCATAACGGTGCAGTGGGGACAAGATACCGACAAGAAAAACATCAGAGGCGACATACCCAACGTTGGTTTCACAGGTGATACCTTTCTAGGGCCGCTTTTCGCTGACTCAGAATGGCGAGACTACACGGGATCAATCCTGTTTGTTGACCCAGCGGGACGAGGAGCCGACGAGACGGCTTGGAGTATCATCAAGACCCTGAATGGCATCCTCTATGTCTGCCGAGTGGGTGGTCATTTGGGAGATATCAATGAGAGTTACCTCAAGATAGCCCGTGACGCAAAGCACTATGATGTAAACATGATACACATTGAGCCCAACTTCGCGCCGGGAGTGTGGATCGCAGGGTTTCAGCCCGTGTTGGCTAAGGTTTGGCCCGGTGGTTGCACAGTCGAAGAAGCTGCGTGGGCCAAGGCACGTAAAGAACAACGAATAATAGATACCCTAGAACCAGTGATGGCAACCCATCGCATGGTAATAGACGAGTCCGTAGCGCGAGACGACATTCTCATGTACCAACTGACCCACATCACACGAGAGCGAGGGAACCTAAAACATGACGACAGAGTCGATTCTCTCGCAGGAGCAGTTAG